TGAGTGGTTGGCTCCACCTGATCCAGAAAACTGGGACGATCTGGTCAAGGGATCGAACGTGTCGCACCTCTGCGTGTCAGGTCTTACGATTCCAGCCAGCCGGGAGGACTCGATTGATTTCGTGCGCGGCAAAAACTACGTCGTTCAGCATTGCATTGTGGGCGGCAGCATTACAGTTAAAGGTTCTGTCAACGGGCTATCGCTCTACGGATGCGCTATCTCGGGCACGGTTGAGCTAGGCCAATATGACAATTACTGGACGAAGGGTCGCGCACCAACGCGCAACGTGTCGATTATTGACTGTAATTCACCGGACGGCTCGCCAATTAGGGTAAAGGTTTGGGATGCCGAGTTGCCGTTTGTGCAGAATACCAACGTAAAGCTCACCAAGATACCAAAGTTTATTTGGCTTCCTTACTTTATTTTTCGTCGCCTTACCAACCCTAAAGCCTCCTAACCATGCTCGACCTCCTCACCAACGCACTAGGCGGCGGCGCACTTGGAGTTATCTTACGCATTGGTAATGGGTTCTTTGAGAACTACAAAGCCGGTCAGGATCACAAGCGCGAGCTAGAGAAGGCTAAAGCTATGGCCGAAATTGCAGCCGATAAAGCTCAATGGGAAGCATTCACTGCCAGCCAGAATGCGGCGATTGCACCCGCAAACACCGCACCTTGGGCGGCGAATGTCATTACGCTGTTTCGTCCAGCCATCACGCTGCTTCTCCTTCTTTTGGTTACTATTGTGTTCTTTAATGTCCCGGCTTTTGAACAGGCTGACATGGTGGACGAGGTGCAATTCGCGGCTTTTAATTGTGTAGGCTGGTGGTTTGGCGACAGAATGACCCGTAAGCGATGAACTCCTACGAGAAAGACATCTTAGTGGCATCCACTCCAGCAGCAGCCTCATTGGGCCTGAGCCAGATTAACAATCTCATTGGTATCATTGGCGGCTTGGTGGGATTGGTCTATCTCATTTGGAAATGGCACAAGGAATACAAGAAGAATGAACCCTCGTAAGCTACCCTGTAACAGCCCAAGGCGGGACATTAGCGGCGGCAAGAAATCCGTAGTCCGCGCCTGTGCCAATGGGAAGTCTAAGGTCATACGTTTTGGGGACGCCAACATGACCATCAAGAAAAGCGTGCCTGCCCGTAAAGCCTCCTATTGCGCCCGTTCCGGTGGCATTAAAGGCACCTCCAACAAACTGTCAGCCAACTACTGGAGCCGTAAGGCTTGGTCGTGTTAATATATTTTTATGATGATGAAAAACGGAAAGTATATGTCGAAGAAGCAAATGATGAAGCACGAGAAGAAGGAGAAGAAAGAGAACAATAAGAAGGACTACGAGGGCTTTGGCAAAGCAGCCTACGGCAAACGTAAGCCCAGCTTGTGAAGTCCACCGTAAATAGCGCAGGGGTTTACACCAAGCCCACCTTACGGAAGCGCATCTTTGAATCCGTTAAGGCTGGAAGCAAGGGTGGTAGGCCGGGGCAATGGTCGGCCCGTAAAGCGCAGCTCATGGCTGTCCGCTACAAGAAACAAGGTGGCGGCTACAAGACGGCCAAATGAAGCCCCAACAGCGTAGCCTAGTTAATTGGACTAGCCAGAAATGGCGCACGTCTTCAGGTAAGCCCAGTCTGAAAACTGGAGAACGCTACCTACCGTCAGCCGCTTTTAAGGGGTTGAGCCGAGCTGAAATTGCGGCCACCAATGCGGCCAAACGTAAGGGAATGAAGGCTGGTAAGCAGTTTGTAAAGCAACCTAAGTCCATTGCGCGTAAGGCTGCGGCCTACCGTTAATCATGTTTCTGCCAAAAGAAAACAACCTGAGCGGTAGGGTATGATGGAACAATGGCTCGTTACAATACTTTTGGCGAAAAAGACAATCAGTTCAATGATGAGGTGGACGTTGGGTTTTCACGAATCAATGCCCGATTGCGCCCCGATCAACTAAAGACTGGCGAGCTGGCTGTGTCCATTAACGGACGCATGGACATTGATGGGGCTTGGCAACCGCGAAAAGGGTCTAATGCTTTTGGCCCTGAACTCGGTAATAGCGGTGAAGCGTTAATTGTCCCGTTCTACGTTTGGACCAACCGCACCATTACTAGTGCGACTCGGAGCACAATAACGGTTAGCATTACAACCTCTGCTGCTCACGGGTTTATTACAGGCACGCAAGTGGGTATCTCTGGGCTTACTGGAACTGTTGATCCTAATGGTAATCGCACCGTAACCGTAACAGGTTCAACAACATTTACATTTACCATCACGGGTGCTACGGGTAGCGAAACCTATACAATTGGCGGCAGTAACTTTGCTGGGGCTCCTCTTCTAAGCAGTAACATTAACAACGCCTACGGCTCTTGTTTGTTCTCTGATCCTTCAGATGACAACGACGAATACTTTGTTCTTGCCCTCAATTCTAAAGCCATTGCGGTTAATTGCGCGACAGCAACTACAACCGACATTGCCTATCCATCCGGTATCACCATAACGGACGATGTTGAGATGATTCAAGCGTTCAACAAGGTGTTTATCTTTAGAGATGGGCTTACGGCACTCTCTTGGAATGGTAGCCTTGTAAGTAGTCCAGCCTTCGTTAAGGTGGCAAATGGCACCTATGCCAACACAACGTATTATGATGCAAACAACAATACAACTATTACAGACGGTTTAGTTACTGTAAGCGAGACTGCTCATGGTCTTTCTGTTGGCCGACAGATTTTTGTTATTGATAATGGCACAACTGCTTTGGTGGAAAATGGTGTGGGTTACGTTGTTGCGTCAGTTCCCACCGCTAATAGTTTCACTTTCTTTGCCCAAGTTGCAGATCATGCAGCCCACAAGGTTATTTATTCTGTGGCTCAGTCACAGGGTATTGGCTTTGTTCGTATGCCCGCGCCCCCGTGGGGAGTCTATCACCAACGCCGTATCATTGCTCCCTACTACTACACCTCTACGGGAACATCTGGTAGTGAAGTAATTACTAGCCGCAACGTCAGAGATGAGTTGATATTCTCAGACATTTTTGATTCAGACACCTATGACCACATCCAAAATCAATTCAAGGTTACGGCTGGCATTGCAGACTACCTCCAGTATGTCCACCCGTTCACTGACGACAATGCTGTGGTGCTCAATCGCAATAGCATTCATCTTCTTAGCGGGCTATCAGGTAGCCTAACGGACATCACGCTTAAAGAAATTACCCGCGAAGCTGGGCTTGTGGCCCGTCGTTCCGTTGTAACCATTGCCAATCAAATCTTCTTCCTTTCAGACAACGGTGTTTACGCAACAGCCTTCGGCGACCTCTATAATCTTCGCGGAGCAGGACTCCCGTTGTCTGATCCAATTGACCCAATTATCCGCCAAATCAACAAAGAGTATGCCGATAAGTCGGTAGCCATTTACCACAACAATCGCTACTACATTGCCGTTCCGTTAAACGCATCCATCTACAACAACGCCATCTTGATTTACAACTTACTCAACCAAGGCTGGGAAAGCATTGATTTAATTGAACAGGAGGGCTGGGACGTAGCCAACTTCATTACTTCTAGTGCTGGTGGAGTTAACAGGCTTTTTGCCATCAACCGATTTGGCGGCATTAATGAGGTGGAGTCTCGCGTTGATGACGTTGATAACATCTACACCTTCCCCGGCCTTCCCTCCAAGTTCTTCCATGTTGAATCCGAAGCGTTAACTCGTGAGTTTACGTTCCAAAGCCCAGAGCGTAAGAGGTTTAACAGCTTTGAAATCCATACGGAATCTAGTGAAACAAACGACTCTGACGCTCTAATTGAAGGTGTGTCTGAGAATTTAGATAGCGACTTTGAACTCGGCACCGTATCAGGCATTCTTGGTGAAGTGCTTCCAGTAGGTGAAGACTCATCCTTGCGTGGTAGAATTGGAAACATTCGGGCTTACGGAATGCAACTTCGATATACTCCGACTGCTGGACGACCAAAGTTGCGTTTAGTAAAACTCACAGCATCACCTACATTCAGAGCATTAACACAAGCCTCATAACATGGCAATTCTATCCAAAGGAGCAACGATTGTTGCCGACACGCAAGTTAGTGCAACCAACCTCAATAACTTGGTAGATGCAGCTACGTTTGTATCTGGTGCTGTTGACGGCACTACCACTCAGCTTTCAAGTGGAGCCATCATTGTTAAGGACGGCGGCATCACCCCAGCCAAAATAAGCACGGGTGGCCCTAGCTGGACAAGCGGTGGCACGGTGTCTGCCACAGCATTCTCTGGTCCCCTTACAGGAGCTGTAACAGGTAATGTAACAGGTAACGCTTCAACAGCAACAGCTTTTGCAACAGCGCGAACCATTTCAATTACTGGTGATCTTGCTTACACATCTCCTAGCTTCGATGGCACGGGTAACGTAACGGCGGCAGGAACCTTAGCAACTGTTGCTTCTGCTGGAACAACAGGTAGCTCCACCGCAATTCCAGTAATTACGATTAACGCCAAGGGTTTAACCACTTCCGTTTCAACGGCGGCTGTTATTGCCCCGGCTGGAACATTAAGCGGTGCAACCTTGGCTTCAGGCGTAACCGCCTCAAGTTTAACGAGTGTTGGCACGCTTTCAGGGCTTACGGTTTCTGCTCCAATTTCTGGCAGTGTAACGGGCAACGCAGCGACGACAACGGCATTGCAGACGGCTCGCACCATTAACGGGGTGAGCTTTAATGGAACAGCAGACATTACCGTTACAGCAGCAGCAGGCACATTAAGTGGCGCAACGCTGGCTTCGGGTGTAACCGCTTCAAGTCTTACGAGCGTTGGCACACTTGGTAGTCTCACTGTCACCAATCCAATTACCGGCTCCGTAACAGGAAGCAGCGGAAGCACCACCGGCAATGCTGCTACGGCTACAAAAATTGCGAGCATTACCAATTCTGACATTGTTCAACTAACAGCCAGCCAGACATTAACAAACAAAACCCTAACCGCCCCAACCATTACGGGAGCGGGAGCCATTGCGGGTAGTTTTACAGGCCCACTTACGGGTAATGTCATTGCTAGCGTTGCCAGCATTACGCTGCTTTCTTTGGTCCCCGATTTTGGCTACCCAACAAGCGGCACCATTACTCTCAATCTTGCGGCTGCAAGCAACGCCAAAATTGAACTTGCTGGTAATAGCACGTTTGCGCTTTCTGGTATTGCTAGCGGTCAAATAAACATTTTGGCCCTCAGGAACAATACGGGTGGAACCATTAACACCACTTGGCCAGCTTGGACTTCTGCTGGTGGTAGTTTTCCTGCTTCTCTAACATCTGGGCAAGCAATGGTTGTTTCGCTCTATTCCTACGGCTCTACCACAGCAAGCGTTTACGCAGTTTCTTCCCTCTAATTTTATGCCCTACGACCCACAGACAGGCGAGTATATACCCGACATGGGGCAAGGACCGGCGGTTAACGCTCCTGCGTCCAACCCGTTTGGATTTGATCCCGGCCAAGCTACTCGTGACTATCTTGCAGGAATAGCCAACCCACAGACGCTTACAGCCCTCCTTGGGGCCGAAGCTGCGGCACGTCCTCAATTGGGTGCTCAGGGACTTAGAGACCTTAGCCAATTTCAGTCAGGTGCAGCACAATTTGATGTTCAGGCATTTCTTGCCGCTCGTCCCGACATCCTCAATAATTTCAACAATGATCCCGGCTACGCTCAAACGTATGGAAGCCTAGAGCAATATGCCAAGGCTGCTGCTGACGCCGAGGGACTTACGCCTCAATTTACAACTGCACAAGGTGGTAGCCTTGATTTATTAAAACAAGCTGCTGGTGTTACGAGTGGCGTAGAGACGGCGGCAAATACTGCCCTACGAACTTCTGGTGCGGCAGATGTTGCTGCTTTAGCTCCTCAACTTGCGGCCACCTACAATCAACTAAACCCAGAGATTCAAGCGAGCTTACAACGCGCTGAAGGTTTGAGTCGAGTTCCTGATGCCTACGCTCCAATGCGGACGGCGGCTTTTAATGCTCAACAGTTTGGTGATCTTCAGTTCAATCCAGCCCAAGCCTCTTTGCTAGGTAGTGCCCCACAGGTAGGTCTTGGCGGCTACAACGCCGCACAAGTTGGGGCTCAGGGTTACAATCCCGCACAAGCTTCTGCACAGGGCTATAACGCGGCCCTAGCGCAGTCTCAGGGCTACAATGCCCAACAAGCCGCGGCTCAAGGATACAACGCTGCTCTAGCCCAATCCCAAGGCTACAATGCCGCATTAGCTCAATCCCAAGGCTACAACGCTCAACAAGCACAGTCTCAGGGTTACGACGCTGCTTTAGCTCAATCACGCGGCTACGACGCTGCACAGGCCCAATCGCAAGGCTATCAATCTCAAGGTTACACCCCACAAGGCTATCAGGCTGCTCAGGCTGGTGCTGGTATGCAGACGGAGGCTGAGCGTCTTGCCCGTGGTCAACTGGGTCAATCACTCTACGCTCAGGCTTTGCAAGCTGGACCAAGTTCAGCTGCTCAACTCCTTGGTAGCCGTGCGGCAGAATTTGCCGCTAGCACAGGTCAGCTTTCTCCTGAAGAACTGAGAAACATTCAACAAGGTACCCGCGAAGCCTATGCTGCTCGTGGTATTGAGATGAGTAATCCGGCCATTGCTGCTGAGGCTGCGGCACGATCTGGAGCAATGCGTCAACGTCAGGCTGAAGACTTGGCTCAAGCTGCTGCTCTCAATCAGGCTTATAC